CACAAAATACGCCTGCTTTTGAGGTGCTAATCATTGTTGCACCGACTTAGCGCCACGGCGATAGCCCAGCTGTGTACCGATTTTCTTTCCCTCGTTAAAACCTTTTGCGTAGAAAATCACCGCGGTAATCGAGGCTACGATAAGCATATAAATTAACACTTGTATCTCTAAAACTGTACTCATTGTATTACGCCCTTTGTTAAGGCCGATACGATCTAAACCCTGAGAGCTTAGCCCGGCTCGGCAGTTAGTGGTACACCATAAGGGTAAAGGCACATACCGACAAGATGCGACTAAGACACGCTAGGAGGTTGGTCCTCTTTTTTAGGCTGCTTAGACTTAAGCCCATTGGCGCTTACTATGCCTGCTAACGTCCCAGTCAAAAACACCGTGAGCGTAGATACTAAGTCTATAAACGCTGCATCGTTAGGGGCTTGTTTCATTGGCTGAGTAATAAAGAGCAGCGCGTACAGCATCGCCGATACTGAGAGCGCAAAGACTATGGCTAATATAATGCCGATAGTCACTATGAGCCGTGCGTGTAATTCCTCAGCCGTAAACCGGCGTCTAGTCCTCAACGATGACCTCCTCATCGAATAAGTATTTAGTGCATAGTCCGAGGCTTTCGCATTGAGGAGGGTTACACTCTGCCTTTTCCCAGTTTTTATACTCTTGGCACGGATACCGTACCCAGCCCTGATAACCGCACCCCGATAGGAGCAGACTCCCCAAAATCGCCCCTATCAGGGCTTTCATTAGTTGGACCCTATGCCGTATTGCTTTTCGCTAGGTGCTAGAGCTTTAAGGAGTGGACCTACTAAACCTGCGATAAACGCGTTAGCTAGTGTTTTAGGGTCTGTGATGCCTGAGAGATAAAGGGCTCCCACGCAACTAACCGCAGCTCTTAAATATGAGAGTCCTGCAGCTTTGAGTTGTTCTTTCATTGACTTACTCATTTCTGCCCTTAATTGACTTGGTATAACACCGATACGGTAGTAGTACCGGAGGCAACTACGCCGTATAGGCCCTCGTGGTCTCCCACAGGGATAGTTAATTTATCTTTATGGTCTACAAGGTAGCCGTTAGCGGTAGTCACGTTTGAGCCACCGATATACAGCGCATCATTAGTAGCGTGTAATAAAGCCGTTTGGTCTGCAATATCACTTGGCACAATAACCGTAGGCGTTGTAGTAATAGTTACTTGTCTGCTCGTAGGCATTATTTAAGTCCTAACTTTTTAATCATCTCCGCAGCTTTTGTTGGCGTTACTGCTATCTCAAAGTGCATTTCATCTTTACGCTTTACAAAATCGCCGCCCCATTTCAGGCCGTACTTCTTAGCGAGCGCACGGATCATAGGGACCTTTTCAGGAGGGAAAGTCCCGATTTTACCCAGTGCGTGTTTAGTCGCATTAAGGTCTATGGCTGTACCTGATGAGTGGCAACTTAGTTTGTCCTCGCTACCGCGTACCATCCGATAGGCATAACTCCAGTCATCGAATACGCCACCCTCTACCGGCTCAATAAGAGTATTAAACTCAGCAGTAAAAGCTGCTAGTAATGGACCGCAGCCCTCAGCGCATCGCAGCTTTAGGTTTGTGCCCTCAACCTTGTAGCTAGTTATTTTAATTTCGTCCGGATCCTTAGAGGCCGGCCATCCGTTATAACTTGTTTGCATTTTGCGCCTCTAGCATTTCATCATAAGTAGATTTAAGCATTGAGGTATATTCCCCGTTGCCACGGTCAATAATGGCGTGTTCATTACCATCTACATCTGTTACAAATTTTACATTATTCATTTTTATAACTCCGCACTAAATCCGAGATAAGCCGATGTTGAATTGTCAGCAGTAATATCATAAGGTCTGTAAGCCGTTAAACCTGATGCAACTCCAACATTTAGTTTTAATGAAATTTTGTTACACTCCCCACCTATGGTTAAAGAGGTAATTGCGTGGCCTGTTGCACCATCAGAAACTCTTAGCGTTGAGTAATCTACTGATGTTGGTTTAATTCTCATTTCAACAGGTGCTTGTAATAATCCGATAACATCCGTTGTTGTATTTCTAGCGTGACCATTTCCCAAATAAGCAAAAGCATTTGTGGCAGCAGTTTGTCTAAAATAATACCTTTGGCAAGCAGCCAATTCACCTTGAATAGTTCCACCAGCACGGCTAAAGGTTGTAGCAGTTGCACCTAGTTCAAATTGAACTCCAGTAATTTCAAAGTAATCATTTGCCCCTGCTGTGCCTACTGGAGTGTAATAAACCTGAAAGTTCAATTCGGTTGTAGAAGATGCAACTGTGGCTGTATAACTAAAGCGTTGCCAAGAAGTTGTAAGCGTTGCAGTACCGCTGGTAAGGACTGAGCGACCTGTAAATCCAGCACTATAATCTGACTGGTCTGTTCCAGTTCCTTGAATTGTGTAATGACTTAATGCACTACTAGCAGATGAGAAGTTTGCACCAGCGCGAGCATAAAAACTTACAACAATAGTTTGACCAGCAAAAATGATAGAGTTGCTTGTTTCAACATCTTGTTGTAAGGCTATTAAAGTTGTGTTTGTATTTCCTGCTGTTCGACCAACGCGACCACAATAACGAGTTCCAGCCACCGTTGATGCTTGTTGCGAATAGGTCATACTTGCGCTAGCAGAACTAGAAATATACCAACGGTCAAAACAAAACGATTTAGCAGTTGTTGTAAAAGTTCCGCTTGTTCCTCTTTGTGCTATATCGTAGCCGCCGTTAATTATGGCATTTTTAGCAGCAGCCATTGAGAGTGTGCTGCTAGTTAGCAGGTTAATCGTGCCGTTAGTATCGTTTACGTCGCTTGCAGAGTAAACATCTCCGTTAGCGTACGTCGTTTTAGTGGGCCAGCCGACTGCCATTATTGCACTCTCCTTAGGATAATAATTTTAGTAGTTAGCATCTATTAAAGCCTCCTCGGTTGTAAGTGTCGTATCCCAGCTATTAGCCGTAATATCGTGAGCTATGCCTTGGCACTGCAGGGTTTGGGTTATGACGGTGCCGGACTGCCCATAATTGGTAATCTGCATAGTGTCGAAATAATCTAGATCTAGGGCCGCAGCTACTCCGGTGGTATAGCCGAGGGTTACAAGATCGAGGGTTATCTGACTAATAGTTAAAATCGCATCTTTACGAGCCCCTACGTAAGCAGTAGCAAGGCTAAGAGCTACGCCGGTAGTCTGCATTAGCATCGACTCGGCAGTAATAGCCCGGGTAAAGTACTGCTCGATAGAGGTAGCATCTGAGTAAGTTTGAGTAGCTAGCCCAATAGGGGTAACGCTGGCTTTGTTCACTATAGCCTTGTCGTTAAAGCTAAACTCGATTTTAGAATAGTTAATACCTGTGGTGCCGTCATTGTTAAATACCGTAGGGCTAGCGCTTTGAGCATCGTAACAAAAGGTGCGGTTCTTAAATACTGCGTTACCGGCTCGGTCAATATAAAAAGCTCCGGGCCCCTCTGTGAACTCGACGGTTTGGCACGCATCGAGGACTGTACGAGTACCACCCGGGTCTACTTGGCAGGTGGTGTTTCCTGTTTGGATAGAGCGCTGAGAGTTTGGAAAAGCCACCATATCGAGGATTTTGTTAATACGTGTGCCGGTATCTTGCCCAGCTGTAGCACCTGTAACTGTTGTTACGTTTGAGTTATACAAGAGTCTAAAAGCATCGTAACAAACTAAATCTACAAAGCCGGTCTCTTGGTTTTGTGGATAGGTGTATAAAAACTCTGTGATGTAGCCACTAAAAATAGGGTAGAGAGTGCCCCCATAGTTAGCTTGTATCTGTATTTTGCGTAAAGGCTGAACATCGGGGTAGTAGGGCGAGCTTGTGTTTTGAGGGTTGAAATAGCCATCGGGATCATTGACTCGCACCGTAGCTTGAGCACTGAGGTATTTATCTTGCAACACGTTACGGCTGCGGCGTGTAGATATTTTTAAGGTCTCTGCCGATACGTCCACAATATTAGGTACAACTGGGGCTAATTCTGCCTCGCCTAATTTTGAAGTACCTAAAATAAAAGCAGTACCAAAACTTGCACCTTGCGTAAGGTTAATTTTAACTATCGGGGTAGCAGGTAAAACAGCCATTAGTACACCGTTGAGTAGTTAATAGGGATACCGGCTGCTTGGTTGTTGTAGATACCCTGAGTAATTGCATCTACTAAATCTCGCTCTGTTGTAACTGAGCCTGATACGTTTACTGTTACGTAAGTGCCGCCCATAGATCCCATACGGTTAAGAGGGATAACGGCCTCAGGGCCAGCCTCACCAATAAGGGCCATAGTTGCGCTGCTTACTATTCCACCATCAGCCATAGTTGCAAAGGCATCGTTTTTAGCTAGTTTGTTTGCTAACGCTTGGCCTGTAAGTGTGGACTGATAAACATCGGGCCCGAGATAAGTACCGCCCACGTAATTGTTATTAGGTGTGCCCATAACCGTAGCAGTAGGTTTAATAGTAGTAAGAGCTAATAACGCAGCTAGAGCTGCCTGCAAGGTCGCTAGCCACGCCTCAAACGGGTTAGGTACGTCGCCGAGACTAATCATTACACCGCGTAACTGTCCGAGTAACGCCGCATCCTGCGTAATAAGGCTGGCAAACTTAGCTGCAGCTTGTACGTTGCCCTCGTTAATCGCATCCTCTAGCTCGAGGATATTAGTTTTAAGCCGGATGCGTACCCGGTCCTCCTCGGTTTGTTTAGCCATAGCGGCAGCTGCGAGTTGGATACGATCTAAATCAAATAATTTATTAGCTTGGTTGAGTACCGCGCTCGCCTTTTCTAAGGCTAATTTCTTTTGTGCCTCGGCAGCTAATTTTTTAGCATTAGCGAGTTGTACCTTTTGAGCAGCTGCAAGTGCCTTAGCTCTCTTAAGTGCCTCAGCCTCAGCCTGTGCCCGTAACTTTTCTACTGCCGTTAAACTGTTACCGGTAGACTGGCCTGAGACAGTCATAGGTGTCTTAAACGGTCCCGGCTTTAATCGAGTAGCTTGGCCTAAGCCTGCAAGGTCCTCGATAATCTGCCCGCCAAAGGCTATATAGAGATCGTGCCAAAACCCGGGCTCTCCGGCAATACTTGTTTTAGGTGTGATTTTATCTACGAGACTAGCTACGCCCAAAATAACATCGGCGGCAGTTTGGCCAAAAGTCTCCATAGCCTTAGTAGCGCCACCTATGCCAGCATCACCGGACAATAAAACAAAACTATCTACAAGCCCTTTTCCTATAGTCTCTTGCATATTGTCGTAAGCGACTTTAATTAAACTCAACTGCCCCGCGTAGGTACTTAACTGGGCTGCGTTTTGCCCGCTAAATTGTTTATTAAGAGCTGTCTGTAATTCGATAAAAGAGGCAGTTTTTAATTCTGTCTGAGTCAAACCGAGGTTATATTTTCTAAGTCCCTTTGTGTTACCGACATAAGCCTGGGCTATATCGTTTGAGACTCCTACCAAACTTTCGCCGCTGCCCGCTGCAACATCGAGGGCCAGGCCTAAGAGCTCTTGCGATTTAGTAACGCTGCCTGTAGTAGTCAATAGTGCCTGCATAGCCGGCCTTAATTCACTATCGAGTACGCCCGAGGTCTGCTCTAAAGTAGATATATAGGATCTAACTCTCTGATCCTCAAAGGCTAGGTTTAAATTACCTAGAGTTTTAGTAAGGGTAGCTGCAGCTTTATCATCTGCTAAAAATGCTTTAACGGATGCTTTACCAAACTTAACAACGGCGGCGGCCGATAAGGTTACGCCTACTGTTTTGGCAAGGTTTTTTACGGTTTTATCAAAGCTGTTTACGTCCTTGCGGGCTTTGCCTAAGCCTTTGCCGTCATACTCTGAGGCAACACTAAATACTAAGTTTGGTAGTGCCATTATGCGGCCCGTCCGTAACTACTCTTGTTAATTTTGTTAAACTTTTCTATAGCTGTAGAGATAGCCGAGATAACAGCATCCTGCGCTTTACCGCGATCCTCATACGCTGCACGGAAAATAAGGCGACCGCGCTCCTTTTGTTTGTCTCCATACAAAGGACCCATACGGTTAATAAAATGATTACCTGCGTTAGGGTTATTAGATTTGCTAGCTGGGTCACCGCCCGGGTTCTTACGTCCGGCAGTCTCATATATAGAGCCGGCAGCGGATAGGTTAGCAATAAAGTACAAAGCTCTAAAGCCTTTTCGGTTGCTCTTGCTAGCAGGTTGAGAGTAGATGATGCCTTTAGTTACCGTGGAATGGTCATACAAAGGAAATAATCTCTTTTGTCCGGGCTCCATAGATGCCCTAAAGGCCGAGTTACGTTTAGTAATTTTCTTACCAACGCTGCCCTCTGCCCAGCCGTAAAGGTTATCCGGTTGAGGGCTAGGTGCAAACCCTCGAGCTTTATTGCGTAGAGGGATCATTACACCGCGGATCTCTTTGTTCATCTCTTTAAGGAGGTCAGGGTCAAACTTGCGCATAGCCTTAACGGTGGCGAGCACCCCCTTTAGCTCTACGGGCATTTTGAGCCTCCTTAGCTTGGTCGTTTAATACTTGTACTAGGTTTTGGAACATCGCTACATCTAGGTCTAACAAGTACTGGGGCGGGATATGGGTAGCTATAGCTAACTGCGCTACTAGATACCCAAAGGACCCCCGCCCCACTACTCCAAAGGGAGATCGTCTAGGACCTCGACTTTAGATAATGAGTCTAAAAACTCGGGACCAAACACCGGTACAACCTCGCCGCTTGTGCGTATGCACTCGTGGGCTAACCAGTAGAGATCGCTTTGCTTTTCATCATCCCTAAACGCTTTCATAAAACCCTTTTTAGCATACAGCTCAAAGGCGTACTCGATACGTGGCGTAATCTGATGCTCAGATACGTTTCCGTCTGCCCTTGTTATTTTGAGTCTTGCCATTTGTTTGCCCCTTAGTCTGTTATCAGGATGTAGTGATTACGATAGGTGAGTTACAAGTAAATGTAATTGACTGTGTAGCAATATCTCCTACAGCGCCGTTAATATCTGTGGTGTTGTTTACCAAGATAGTAGTGCTGTATAGCGGGTTAGTAGCTGACGTTACCGCGCTTGTCTGCTTAAGAGTTAGTGGCACTGTTGTACCCCACGCTGCTTGCAGTGTTGCGTTTACGTTTGCCGCTGCAGTATCGCTAAGGAAATCTAAAGTAATTGTGCTTGACTCTAGGCCCTTAACAAACTTATGCGCTGTATCGCCCATAGCTGTAACCTCAAGCTCGTCAAAAGCTCGGTTAATTGTGGCAGCGGTTACGTGATCTGTTAGCGCTACCGAGTTCAGAGTTACCTGAACCGTATTTGATAAATAAATTGCCATTGTTCTTATTCCTCTGTTTTCTCGATAGGTGCGGGTGCTGCCTTTGTTACTTTTTTATCAGCCTCGGTTATCTGTCCGATTTTGATTAAAAACGCTATATCGTCCTCTGTGTAGCTCATTTGTTTACTCCCAACTAGTTAATACGCTGATACTAAAATCGGCCGTCAAAAGGTCCCCGCTTTGTACGCTGAGTACTGAGGGAGCCGTCATACTGCCAATATTCATAACGATATTTGAGTTTGCTAATTTCTTAAAAACTGCGCAGGCCAGAGTTTCGATACCGTTGAGATTTCCACGGTTATCGAGCATCGGCACCGTCATAATAATTTTCAGGTTTGCTAAAGGTGAGATATTTATATTTGTGTTATTGCTTGGCGTTAAATAACTATCTGCCGGCGCGACGATAACGCTATTAGCCGTAATTGTTGGAGGCGGGAAATCGTAGGTATTCCACACGTTGGTATTCGCTAAAGCCGCTGCGATAGTCGCACGGAGCGTAGTTATTGGAGTAGGCATTATCCGACCATAGCCGCCGGGTTTGTGTAACCCGCAATAAGTCCGCGGATCTTGCCTATCATTGAGTTACCCATACGATAAGGGCTAGGGCTAAAACCGTCGATAGTTACGCCGCCTGTTTGGCTGACCTGCCGGGCTTGGAAAATATCCACGGCTAAAATCATCGCAGCCTCTCTTACAGCTGGCGTTGTTGCGTAGGTACTTGTCTTTGTATCTGCTCCTACAGCTGAGCCATAAGGCAATACACGGGAGAAATTAACGTTAGCGGCAGTCTTAGCAAACTGAATAAAACTATATCCGTTTGGCCAGTTCCATACGTTTGTATTCCAGCTAATAGCAGGTATGAGATTTGTAGTCCCAGTGCTCCACGGAATAGTCCCGGTAATTGTGTAAGTCCCGTTAAAAGTGGCACCGCATCCGCTGAGGGTCACGCTCTGCCCAGTGCTAAATATTGCAGGGTTAGCGATCATTACAGTAGCTACGTTATTTTGTAACGTGGTGCCTACTACGGGCGCTGAGTCAAACCATAAAAATTGGTTAAGAATATCCTGAGCAGACTGGCAACACTCCTCTATAACAGAGTCCGGGTACAAGTCTCCAATTCCTAGATTATCTCTAAGCTCTTGCTCGGTGACGTATGTAGCTGGCATTTGTCTACTCCTCTCAAACTATGGGCCGGTAGGGCTCAAAGGGCTAAGAGCCCTACCGACTGCTATAGGTATTTATCAGGTTAGGTTGTAACGAACCAAACCGTTAGGCATCTTGACGATAGTTGCCATAAAGCCGTAAATCGCAACCTGCACCTGCAAGTTAGATACGACGTTTACAGACATATACGCCTGTGGGCTGCGATAAACAGTCATCGCCTCAGGCGCAACAATAAACGCTGAGTCGTCGATAGTTGTGCTAACCATTTGATGATCTACGTATAGATCGAGGCCGAGCACGTTACCGCGGATACTTGTAGGAGTGGATAGGCCGCCGCTGTTCATAGGAGCCGCAGCGTTGTAAATTGGGCGACCTGTTGAGTCTGTTGCACCCATTAGGAGAGACCACTGTGAAGGACCTGCAACATAGTTACGTGCAAAGTAGCTAGTGTTTTTATAAATATTAGCTGACTCTGTTGATACGTAAGAAATGATACCTGCGCTTGTAGCTGCTACTGCAGTACCTTGTACGCCACCTGCTACTACGTCTGCGATTACTGCAGCATCTGTAGCAAGAGAATAGGCACGCTGTAACTGGTTTGTTAATTCCGCATAAAAGTTTGGATCTGATCTTTCGAGGAGTTCCACGCTCAGCGTATTCATACCGGAGTATTTCTTAACTGTACCTGAGAGGTATTGAGTAACCATACCTGTATTAGCTACAGCTCCAGCCTCAGCCTCAACTGTTACAACTGGTGCTGTACCTGCTTGACCGCCGGCGCTTGTAACAAGTGACGGTACGCTGATAGTCATACCACTTTGTGGCAAAACTCCAGAGCTAAGTGCGTTAATCATAGGTGTATCGAAATTGGTATTTGATACAAACTCTGAGAGGTATTGAGTTGGGTTAAATGCAGGGTTTGTAGAAAATGAGTCATCTGCTGCAGTTACCCATAGCTTTGAGTCATCATTACCTAGAGCTGCTTTAATCTTGTGCTCTGTGTATGCAGCCATTGAGTTAATCGGTGTACGTAGTCTTTGTGAGTCTAGTACTGACGGGCGAATAATCTTACGAGCGGCCTCGACCTTTTCAGCCTCGACCGGTGTATCTACCGGAGTTTCCTCAGGTGTATTTTCAGGGGCTGTAGTCACAGCATCCTCGCTTTCGGTTTCTGTTTCGGTTTCGATCTCTACGATAGTCGTAGAAATAGTTGTTGTTTTCTCTTTTGTACTTGTAGCTGCCTCGAGAGCTGCTCGAGCCGCTGCAATATCAGTAACGGAGGCGCTGCCAAAGGCGGCACTCTCGACGAGCGATACCTCTTTGAGGACCGCCGCCGTAACTAACAGGTAGTCACCCATTGGCTTAGAGGCAGTTACATCTACCCCTACGGATAAGCCACTTACTAGGTTTTCCTGAGCTAATACGAGCGCATCCTGTCCCCGGGAACTGCTCGATAACTTAAAGGATCCGTAAACGCCCTCCGGAGCTGTTCCCTCGCTAAATGAAATAGCTCGACCTACCGGCTTATCTTGTTGATGCTGCGATAAAAGTTTAATTTTAGATACATCCGGAATTGCAATAGAGCCGCGCTCAAACATAACAGGGCCCGCACTTGTAAAACCTACCTCGCCATACGGTGCAACGAGTCCCGATATTACGCGGCGCTCTGTATCTGCAGCTTGTATTTCTTGACTAAACGTTAGTAGCACTTGCATCTCCTAGCGGTGTGAGTTGTTCCATCTGACGAGCTTGATCTACGCCAATTAGATTTAGGTTTAACATCTTTTCGATTACGTCTAAACGCTCTCTAGCATCTGCGCGTAAAAATGAGTCATCCACTGCAAAACGGACCTGATTAGCAGAGTTTGTAATATCGTTCATAGATAAACGATCCTCAATAGCTGAGATATATGGCTGTAATGAATAAGCCACAAACTCTTTACGACCGTCGATAATATTTTGGTACGTCATAGAGTTATTCATATCTGCAGAAATATAATAAGCCGGTACGTTCATAGCACGAGCGATTTCAGTAGCTAAGTATTGTGATGCCTCGTTATACATCATATCTTTAGGACTAAAGCCCACATTTTCTACGCTGAGAGTGCTCGTTAAATAAGCAGTACTACGCGATGCACGGCTAGCCTTCCAACTTGCTAACAAACCTTGTATTTGTGACTCAGGTAAGTCTGCACCGTTATTTTTTAATACTGTTGTAGCCATAGGAGTAGCAGCGCTAACAGCTGCAGCGCGTTGTATATCGTAAGCCGCTTTAATTGTTGTACCAGCGCTTTGTAATACACCAGGAATTAACGACTGAAAAGTAACAAGTGATCCAATACCACCCATAGGCGCTTTAATACCGTCTACGTAATAATCTTGCACCTCAGTACCAAACTTATCGGTAGTGTAAGTAACACGATTATTAGCGACCCACTCAAAACCACTAGGGCGACCGTCATCAGCATACAAAGAGGTACAGCGCCAATAACTGACCCCGTAAAATATTAGCGAGTCAACCGTTGCACTTATCGTAACACTACGAGGTTGACGTATATCCGGTTGCTCTAACCAAACAGGAGAGCCTAACTTTTCTCCAGTAGATTTTTTATACAGTGCTAAGTCAATACTCGAAATTACGCCGGCGATTAAATTGCGACAACGCATAACGCTAGCAACTTGTAAAGCGAAATTACGATCTATACCAACGCCGTTATATCCGTAAGCGGAGTTAGTATTAAATGATCCATAACCGTAAGTAGTGTCCATTACGGCAGGTGCATACTGCGCCTCGATAGCGGGCTTTTCAGCTCTCTTAATGCCAAAGGTTTCTAGTAATCCCATAAGAGGGATTTTCCCAATTAGTCAAGCATTTTGCAGGTTTTCGTGTCCGTGTCTAACTGTAAACTTTAACCTCACCTACGGGCTGATTTAGGATATGAACTACAAAACTCAAGCCGATAGCTGCATCTACAGGGCCCGCTGACTTACGGCGAATAATGCGCCAGCTAGCATCCGATACCTTAGCTGCAGCATTAGCCATACTTTCGACTAACTCATTTTGGCCACTATGGACTAGTCGCTTATTTACAAGGGCATCGTATAGATCACCGCAGGCCTGATAGGCAGTCTGCCCGGATATATCCTGCATCGCTACGCCGGACATCTCAAGGCGTTTAGCTATTGAGGCGGTGGTGTACTTGTCGTAGCAAACAGTCCGAGGGTAGTAAATATTTGTCCAGTGTTTAATGCGCTGAGCTATAAACAAGTCATCTACGGCCACGTCGTTATGAAATACCTCAAGGACTGCAACGCCTATACGCCCGTCCGGCATTACTTGGCCCATTACTAAACTTGCATCGCGCCTGCTCGGGCTTACGTCAAAACCAAAGATAGTAAGAGGGCCCGGGTTGAGCTGTAGCGTTTTATCGCCGGACTCCTCGACACTCATATAAGGCCAAGGGCTGGCAAGGCTGCTAATCCACGTGCACAAGGTCTCGGTACGAGTCGTCTCAATAGGCGAGGTAGCTATTGACTCCTCTATAGCCTCCTCCGTAATTGTGTATCCCATAGCCGGGTTAGCTTGTGCCCACGCTTTACGATCCGTAATCTTTGCAAACTGTTCAGCTGAGTACTCATAAAACCCAAACGTTTTAGGAGGAAAACTTAAAGCTCTTTCGCGTAAGTCATTGAGCACTGTACTAAAGGCATCACCGGCGTTAGAGGTTAATAGCGTTTGAGCATTAGGCCGTGCACGTGTAACCGGCATCGCAGCTCTGTAACCCTCCTCGCTAATTTCGCGGACCTCATCTATATAAAGCAGGTCTGCGGTACGTCCACGTGAGCCGTCTCGTGTAGCTGCAACAACATCGAGGCGAGCGCCGTTAATAAGCTCTATCGACTCGGTGCCGTTTGCAAACCGTATCTGTTTAGTCTGTTTACTCAACGAGTCCGAGCCCTCGATAGCGTAGGCCACTTGCCTAAAGGTCTCAAGTGCCATAGATCTATTAGAGCTCATAATTACAACATTTTTAGAGCCAAACAGAAATAGGTGCCCCAGCATCAACATACGCGCTAAATGAGTTTTACCGTTTTGCCGGGCGCAAAGTACGAGGTTTGTTTTGCGGATAAACATTTCCTGATCGTCTACGGTACAAATATCGTTAAGTACAAACTCCTGCCACGGCAATAACGGCAGCTCAAGGCTCGTAGCTAAATCTGCTATCTCTTTACCTCGTGTAGGTCCTTTGAGAAATGGCGTATGTAATCGGGGCTCAGTAGCCCCCTGCAGTAGCGTTTTAGTTTTGGTCATATCCCTATCAACTCTGTTTAGTTTGGCCCACACACGGACCGGCAGGGACCGTACTGGACTGTCTCGGGGAGATTTTGCTCCTAGAGGCAGGGGGGTCTCC